ATCGTCTTTCCATTTATAATCCAAATTTTTATTATGTTATTTTTTATTGTATTTATAAAAATACTTGATTATCTTTGCATTAGGATGTTGAAGAGGAAACAAGCTCTGCTGGGGAGCAACTTGTCAGCAATAGGCATCCAACGGTACGCAGTAATATGCTACACTGGGAGAGAGAAATTTTTCTTTCTCCCATATTTATTACTGATACCGTGTATGGCTAAGAAAACCCAAATAATCCTATCGTAAACAGCCTTTCCATAGCAGACATCTTAAGATTAGCTGCATGTCCCTAAATTAGTTTACATAGGCGAGAGTCACATTCTGTACAAAGCAGACTTTATAGCTGCAAACGATTTCAAGTGTTATCTCTCAAAGAAAAAGCTGTTTACGCAATAGGATTTGTCATTCAACAACGCATTGCACATATTTTTGCTTGTATTTCAATACAAAATATATTCGATTAATCAGTTTCCGGGCAATTTTTACGATTGCCTTATTCGCATTCATTCTTTTTCTGTAGTTCTCATAAGCTAACGTTAGTGCTGGATCATGTTTGATAGCCTTCCATGCTGACTCTATAATATTACAGCGCAGAGCCTTATGACTTCTTATCGTTATATCTCCATCACACTCCTTCTCGCCACTTGAATGACACATAGGAATTAAACCGACATACGCAGCTAATTGATCTGAACTTTTGAATCTTCTAATATCGCATATCTCAGACAAGAATGATATACCAGTTATTAATCCAACTCCAGGCACAGATGTAATTAGAGGCAAAGTTTCTGAAAACTCTCCATCATGATATATTTTCCTAATTGCACGAGTCTCTTGCAATAGCAAACCCTTAAGGTTACAGTATTGCTCAATATGCATATCTAGCACCTTTCGACCATATTCTGTAGATAAATCCACCTCTCTCAACCATTGTAAAAACCTTTTGGGCCATGGTCCAGTTGTATTATGAAACTCTTCAGGAATATCTATTCCATAGAAATATAACAAGGCTTTTATTCGATTCTTTTCCCTCGTAGTATCTTTCACAATTGAATTTCTAAGTCTTATTAATGACCTTATTTCGAGGCATTCATTATTGGGGATAAAAATACTCTTTAAGTCACCAGAACGCAAACCTCTTGCTAGTTTTACACAATCAACAGCATCTGTTTTGCGCAATTTCTCTTTGACCATAGTTGGAACATCTGCAGGATTTACGATAATATTATTTATCCCTAACTCCGTTAATTTTCGATGAATCCAAAAACCGCAAAAACCAGCTTCGTAGACAGAATAATATCTTGCCCCTGGATAGTTGTTATTTAAGTAATTAGCAAGAATTATTGGATCTGCGTTTTGGCTAAATTTCTTCAATGTCGCATTTTCAGATAGTATAGCAACCGACCAACTACGTAGGTGTACATCAATGCCAATGTATAGATTCTGCCCTACAAAATTCAACATACTATTATCCCTTCGTCTCATATAGTTTGTGTATTGATTACATCCAAAGATAATTAATTATTTCTCAATCTTTTGGATTACAAACATAGGGACTATACATATCTGTTCCGTTTAGTAGTTAAATCCTTCGCTTATTACCGATGTCGATACCACATATCCGTTGCCATCGCCACCGCTTTTGTACTTGTACCAGCTATCACGCAGGTAGTAGCAGAGCAAGTAATCGAGGCAATCGGACAAGTGTCCGTATCGCTCATATTTCACGCCTGTTTTTGGGTCTGTGGTCTTCTGCTTACTCTTTGTGCCATCCTCGTTGCGGAGCTGGTAGATAAGGTCCTGAGTGAGTTTGCGACACTTAATGTCTATCTGAATCTCCCAGCCATTGTAGCCATCGAAAACCTCATTGACAAACTCGCATCGTGTAACCTGTGGCGGTTGCTTGCGTAGCAGTTTGACCTTTGGTCGCAGGATACCTTTGCCGAATGTATCCACAATGATTGTGTAGTTGTTGATACCATCCTCATTGGTCGTTGAGCGTTGCAATCCCGATGGGTCGCCCGTAACATCAACACCTCCTATATGCTTGTCTCGATAGAGTTTCAATCTCACCTTACGAGCAAGTGCGGGCGTGTTGTTCTCCTTCTCTTCTGGCTTACCGAGTATCTCTTCGAGGATATAGACCTTCTTGTTGTCGTAGTCTATCTGTGCCGAGAGAACAGACATCTGTGGAGCCACATTAAAATCCCATACTGTGATGAGTGGTTTTGTCGGGTCATATACTTTCTCTTTAAGGTTGGTGATAAGGTGCTTTGCTCCATCAAAGCGGTTGTAGATAGCCATATCGTTTGCCTCTACAAAGTCCCAGTTACCATAGAGCAGGCGCTCCTTTGTTGCCTGGTCTCGAATCTTATTCAGAGCAGCCTCATAGACCTGACGGAATGCAATGTTCGGGTTATCAAACACCGAGAACGGTACATACGCCTCACCCTCACGACATACCACCTTGTCGCCATTCTCATCCTGAACGAAACGACTACGCACCCAGTTGATAGTTGGGTTGGTTGTAAGCAGCATTCGTGGAGTCTTGAAGGTCTCGTGGGTACGCCAACGAAGACGTGAGAACAGCACCTCGACTGCCTTTTCAGAAATCTCCGACACCTCATCGACCATTGCGATTGTGTACTCCGAAGAACCGAATCGCTCGAAGTTGGGGTCCGAGGGAATGTCGGCCATCTCCTTCATAATGATCACCGAGTCGTTCCAGAATGTGAGCGTACCTTCGAGATTGTTAATCTTGTAGTTCACATCCTCTTTCAACCCCCAATCCTTCAAGATGGTTTTGATGGTGTTCCAGGTTGATTCTTTAAGTGATTTGAGAGTTTTACGAGCCACCACAGCACGGATATTCTCGAAGCGCATACACGATGAGACGAGCCATACGCTACCGACATACGACTTACCACCTCCGGCGGCTCCACCTCCCAAGATTAGCTGGGGAAGATTTTGCGACTTACAATGCTTACACTGCGGTTTGTATTGAGGATTTCTCTGCTGGTCGTAGCCAACAAGAACCTGCTCGATCTCAGCCCCACAATGTGGACAGTAGTTTGGTTGCAAGAGCTTCCACAACTCATACTGCCGAGATGAGGGGCTGAAGTCGATATGGATATTGCGCGGTGCTTTGAGTTTATTGACCGCCATTGTTTAGTAGATTTCGATGGTGATATCCTTCTCCTTTTCGAGCAAGGCATAGAGTTTCTTGAAGGTCGCACGAGAGTTGATGACCTTGCCCTTGACAGAGTTCTCACCAACGATGATGCAACCGCCCGAATCATCCTCGGTGTTGCCCCAGTGAATAAGAATGCCCAAGAAATGAGGGACTCCGTGCAGATATGGCATCTTACGCTTGAACTTCGGACTATACTCCAAAGTAACCTTGTATGTGCCGGTTGGAATTGCGGTGCGAGCATAGACCTTCTCCTTACACTTGCACGGAATCCAGCGTGAGGTATTAGGACAACTATCGGGAAGTTCTCGAATGACATCCTCGATAGTGTTACAGAAAAATGTGCCGTCGATACTGAGGTCGCCGATAGTATATTTCGACCCCTTGAATTTGCGTCTTAACGATAGCTTCATACTCTAATCTTTTTATTGAAAGAGTAGAACGAAAGTGACGCAAAAGTTTAGAATGAAAATATCTTGAATATTCTAAAATGGATATTTTACTATATCTTTGCACTGACATTAGCAAAGCACAACAAAACTGAAATATACAACTATGACAAAAGCAGACATTGTAAAGGAGATTGCCGCATCAACAGGCATTGAGAAACAAGTAGTGTTACAGGTGGTAGAAGGGTTGATGGAAACCATTAAGACTTCGATGATTAACGGAGATGAGGTGTTCCTTCGCGGATTCGGTAGCTTTATCATTAAGCACCGTGCAGAGAAAACAGCACGAAACATTACCAAGAACACCACGATGGTTATTCCTGCTCACAACATTCCAGCTTTCAAACCTGCGAAAAGTTTTGTTGA